GCCTTTGTGGATAATGAAATGCCTTATGGCAGAGTCCCGCAGGGGCATCCGGTGATCGTAGATTATTTCTATCATGAGGAAATCCGTGGGACAGAGAATACCGGAAAAAGAAATCGCTAACTTCCCATTTGTAGGGGTAATCACAACTACAAAATCAACATTTCCCTCGTATCATAAACCGACTCCTCAGAAACACATCCACAGCGAATTGCACGGTCGAGAGCCATAATCATGGCAACTGCACCGTCAATCTTCTCTGTGGATTTTTCTTTGTCCGGCTTGATGTTTCCGGCAGGGTCATGGCGAATAAAAATATTATCCATCATCCAGCGGAGAACTGGATGTCCGTTGTGTGCAAGCGTCTGTTCCAAGGTCAGCTTCATCAATTCCTTGGTCGGCGGTGACATATCTTTGTAACCCTGACCGAACTGAACCATCGTGAAGCCCAATCCCTCCAGATTTTGCGACATCTGCACTGCACCCCAACGGTCAAATGCAATTTCTTTGATGTGAAACTTCTGTCCCAGTTCATCGATGAAGTTTTCGATAAAACCATAATGAACAACATTTCCCTCAGTGGTTTTCAGATATCCCTGACGTTCCCAAATATCATATGGAACGTGGTCACGTCTTACTCTAAGGGACAAAGTTTCCTCCGGCAGCCAGAAGTAGGGCAAAACATAATAATACTCATCTTCATCTGTTGGAGGAAAGACAAGCACAAAAGCTGTAATATCCGTAGTGGAAGATAGGTCAAGCCCGCCATAGCAAACACGCCCCGTAAGCAACTCTTCATCAAAAGCGACCTTGCATTTGTCCCACTTTTCCATCGGCATCCAACGCACTGCCTGTTTTACCCATTGATTGAGTCTTAGCTGCCGAAACGCATTTTCCTCGCCGGGAGTTTCCTTTGCAGAATTACACGCAGCCACCACCTTATCCATTCCGATGGTTTTGTCCAGACTTGGATTTGCTTTTTTCCAAACCTTCGGATCCGTCCAGTCCTCTGATTCATCTGCACCATAGATAACCGGATAGAAAGTCGGATCGTGCTTTCTGCCCTCCAGAATGTCCTTTGCCTTTTGATGAACTTCATAGCAAATAGAATTTGTATCTGTTCCGGCTGTGGTGATCAAGAAATACAAAGGCTGCATTCTGGCATCACCGGAACCTTTAGTCATGACATCAAAGAGCTTTCGGTTCGGCTGCGTATGAAGCTCATCAAACACAACCCCGTGGATGTTGAAACCGTGCTTGGAATAGGCTTCGGCGGAAAGCACCTGATAAAAGCTGTTGGTCGGGATGTACACAATACGCTTTTGTGAGGTCAGGATTTTCACTCGCTTGGAAAGGGCAGGGCACATTCGCACCATGTCGGCAGCCACATCAAACACTATGGCAGCCTGTTGGCGGTCGGCAGCACAGCCGTAAACTTCGGCACGTTCTTCACCGTCACCGCAAGTTAATAGCAGAGCAACGGCAGCAGCAAGCTCTGATTTGCCATTTTTCTTCGGAATCTCAATGTAAGCCGTGTTAAACTGACGATAGCCATTCGGTTTCAGAATGCCGAACAGGTCACGGATAATTTGTTCCTGCCAGTCCAGCAGTTCGAATTTCTTTCCTGCCCAGGTGCCTTTGGTGTGGCTGAGGCATTCAATAAAAGAGACGGCATAGTCTGCCGCCTTTTTATTGTACTTGGAATCTTCCGCCATAAAGCGTGTCGGTTTAAATCTTGCCATTGTTCTCACCTCCAAACAAAAAAGACCTGCCAAAAAGCAAGTCTGTATCATTTATTTTAACGCCCTCAAGGGGCAGTTTTGTAATCGAGATTCCATTCCCATTGTAACCATATTACCATACAAATTCAAGGATAGCAAGCGGCTAAATGAACAGAAAAAACGTAGAAATTTCGCCGTTTTCTTGTGTAAGATACACCAATAGAAATTTTTTCGGTACGACCGCCAGAGCCTTTCGGCTCCGGCTTTTTTGTGTGGAATTTTGTTTGGTTTAGTTGTACTGCTTCAGCAGAATTGCAAGTGCAGTTTCGGTTTCTTCATCCTCCGGCGGAATATCCATGCCCCGGTCAAAATTGAACACCGTTTTGCCATTCCGCCGCAGGGAGATTTTCGAGGCTCTGCCTTCCTCATATCCAAAAATGGCAGGCTCCTCGTAATGTTTCACCCAGTAGTGAAAAGTGCTTGTTCCTACTTGAATCGTTCCTTCTGTCCACATTGTTTTTTCCTCCGGTTTTCGTTGTTTTTGCCTTTCGGCATGATGTATATTACCATAAACCAAAGGGGAAGTCAACGAAATTTCCAGCATATTCTGCACAAAGATGAAAGCAGAAAATTGTGTATGATACCAACCCAAAAAGCAAGCCCCACGTTGCCTTGTGTGGGGCATTTGTGGGAAAGGGAAAACCACTTGGAGGAAACAAAACCACGCCGGACAGGGCAACACAGCGGCTGTACGAGCCGCAGCCCCTTTCGGGGCTTTGGTCTTGGATTGTGGGTTTTGGGTTACCGTCCGGTCTGGCACACCTAACAGGTGCCCGTCCCCTCTGTCCCTTCGGGACATCTCCCCACCCCGTGGGGAGTCACCCATTCAAATTCGCAAGCGTTTTCGTACTCCTCATCGAAAAGGGCATCGTCATCGATTTCCTTTTCCGTAAAGTCGATGCTGTCGATTTCCTCAAAGGTCGTTCCGTTTTCCTCGGCATCTGCCTTTGCAAGGCTTTCTGCGTTTTCCTCAACCCATGCAGTGAACTCCTCGTTGTCCATCCTGTCCTCGTTTTCAATCTCCAGTTCGTATTCGTAGTCCGCATCGAACCAGGTGATGACCGCCTTTGTGATTTCGGTTCTTTCGTTCCAGTCCGTTCTGTTTGCCATTGCTCTTGCCTTTGCGATTCCGTATGCTACCATTGTGTTTTTCCTCCAAATTTCGTGGTTTTTCCCTTTCGGTAACTGTATATTACCATACCTTTCGGCGTATAGCAAGCAGCTAAATGTACAGAACATAAGGCGATATTTCCGCTGTATATTTGGTGGATCTGACACTGGATAAACCTGCTTTTCTATGGTAAAATACAGTACAATGGAAAAGGCATCTCGGAAAATTGCAGCTACCAACCAAGCCCCGCACAGTTCGCCTGTGTGGGGCTGATTTTGACTTTGGGCAAGTGTTCTGAAAGCCCACACAGGGCAAACAGGGCGGTTACATGGGGAACTTTCGTTGCATTACAGACAGGATTTTCTCCCGTTCCTCCGTGGAAACGCCGATGCTTTCCAGTGCCTGCCGAATGCCGCAGTCCGGGCAAATGGGCGTTTGGTTGTCCGTTCTGGAAAGTGCCGGAACACCGGAGTAGGGTTTTCCGCAAAGTGGGCAGATTGCCGAAACTGACTTATCCGTTTTCATGGTGGTACACCTCCCGTTCGCTGATGTCCATGGCTTTCCTCAGGTGTTTCAGGTCAAAGCCGAACTGGCGGTATCCGTCCACACAGGTGCGGATGTAGGCAGAAGTGGGAATGCCCAGTTTCCGTTCCTCGTGCATGATGTACACAAAGGCGGTCAGCTTTTTTCCGGTTTCTGCAAGAGGAAGTTCCAGTTCCGTTTTGTAGTAGAAATGGGGATACCCCTCATAGCGGTCAAGAGCAAGTTCATCTCGTTCCGACACTGACCAGACTGCCGCCGGAACGGTACAGCCCTGTTTGGGTTCGATGGTCAGATAGGAGCCGGTCTTGCTGCCCTTGAACAGCAGCTGGTAATTTGGAATCTCCGCAGTCCCCACAATTCTGGCATCCGGGCAGCGGAACTGCATCTGTTTCATGTTCAGATTACTGCCGTAGGCAAGGTAAAACTTTTTCATGCAATCAAATCCTTTCTGAAAGGGATACCCATTCACCACCATAAGACCGCCGAAGCGGTCTGGTGTAGCTGGTAGCAAAAGGCTGTCCCTTTATCTGCCGAACCGGAAGGCGGCATCACCGTCCAAGTTTCTGGTAAGGAACGTTCTGGCGGTGGCGAACTCCTCGCCGACCAGTCCCAGCCGAATCAGCCACGTCCGCATGGCGAATTTCGGGTTTTCCGTTTGCTGTGGTTTCGGACTGGCGGTTCGCAGTCCCTTTGCCATTTCGGAAAGGGCAAGGCAAAGTTGTATGTAGCTTTTCAGCTGTCCGGCATGAAGTCCGTTTTTCCTGCCGTTGGCAGGCTTGTCGAATTGAAATAACCGGAATTCAATTGTGCCTTTTGTAAAAGTTGCGTGATAGTTCAGCATGTGGTATCGGCTGTCGTTGTAGTGTTGATTTCTGCCGTA